GGCCATAACCCACAACATTTGCTTCAGTAGATTCAGGATCAGCATACACTGGGAAAGTAAGTACAGCAACGCCAGAAGATGGGAAATCTGTAGTTTTTACTTCCAACACGGATGAGGTTGCTTCAGTAGCAACTTTATACGCAGGATATACAGTAGTTCCTTTGGCAGACGCATCGAAAAGTACAGTTGTTTTATCAGCCCCAATAGTAACAGTATATGTTGATGCCGTAGGTGTTTGAGTCGTTTCTGTAAATCCGTTAATTCTAACACTGCCCTCTACAACAACACTTGGAATTTCAAACGAAGGAGTAGTAGTACCAATAACAAAAGGAATCCCGAATTCATAAAACTCGTCAACTTTAGTTGTCAGAGTACCACCTGAAGATAGTTTAAGGGTATCAATATTCCAAATTGCATCCGTTATACTAACTTCAAGCGTTTTCTTAGTGTCAATCTCGGTTAAATCATAGAAACTCCAACCTCCATTTACTGTCAAAGATTCTCCACCAAATTTCACTTCGCCCTGGCTGGCGTTGACTATGTGAGTATCACCTTTGGTGGTTGTGATTAAAACATTAGGTACATCAATAATAAAGCCTTGAACTTCACTCATTATTTATTTCCTCCTCTAAATAATTTTTGATTTTAACCATTGTTTACAAAATAAAAAATCACCCATTTCTGAGCGAAAATATTTGAATAAAACGTGACTTTTATATGTTTATTTATAATTAGAAAATTCTTTTGTAACGAAATAAAATGAAATAGCGTTTATACCCGCTTGTCGAGCAATAGAGATCTCCTTTGTCGATAGGTTCAAACTTCCAAGCCCCAACATACTGTCTCCCTAACAACTTTAATAATCTATCTGCTATCATCTCTTGTCGTCTATCTAACGCATTGGTGGTAACATTATACTCGTCTGAGTTCCTTACAAATATCTCAAATATTATTCCGTCCCACCTTACAAATTGATTTCTAGTTTCAGAAAGTGGCACATTA